CTGATCGTGAGCAGCGTGACCAAGTATAGGAGGTAATTATGCGAAAACTTCTGATTGTATTTTTATTCATTTTCTGTGTGCTGTCCTGTCTGCTGGCCTGTTCCCCCGGAACGGTGCGTGATACCGAGACGACATTCGAGCCAGCGGCAGAAACACCAGAACCGACCGTTCAAGTGTCAAACGAACCAGAACAGCCCGTTCAAGTAGAAAAAGAACCCCCTGTGGAGATCGCAGAAATCCCGGTGCTGATCGTTCCTGAGCTTGCGCCTGAGCCGTATGATAGCGATACCGTGGAAGCTCTCGCCAAGTGCGTGTACGGTGAAGCCGGTGGACTTCCGCTCGTAGAGAGAGCCGCTGTGATCTGGTGCGTACTGAACTACGTGGACGGCTATGACTGTGCCGACATTATGGCGCAACTGAACTTCCCCAACCGCTTCCAGGGCTATCGGTACAACAACCCCGTCACCGAGGAAAACGTCGCTCTCGTCAAAGACGTACTTATCAGATGGCAGATTGAGAAAGACTGTATCGGCAACGTCGGACGGGTGCTTCCGAAAGAGTATCTGTACTTTGTCGGCGACGGCAAGCACAACTATTTTCGAGATCAGTATGTCGGCGGCAATATATGGGACTGGTCGCTGCCGAACCCATACGAGGGAGTGAACTAAATGGGCGGTCTGAACGCAGACAACGAGTTTGAATTGAAGAACGGCTATGCGATCAAGAACCCTCTGATCGCCGAGAAGATGGCCTATATCTCGGAGCAACGGCCTGAGAGAAGCTATCAGGACAGCGCGACCGGCTACTCATGGAACGAGAGCGGCATGGCACAGCTTTTCGCCGAGTGCTATTCCAACGATACCCGGTACTGTCCCGAAGCGAAGAGCTGGTACACCTATTCAGCCGGGGCATGGCGCAAGGACGTAGGCGCACACCTTGTCTCTGCAAAGATCACCGAGTTTTATCAGCTCATGGTGCTGTATTGCAGCGAGATCGAGGACGTGAACCGCAGAACCGAGTACGTCAAGTTCGTCTCTCGGCTCGGTACGCGGAAGTTCCGTGAGAATGTGCTGAAAGACGCGGCTGACAATGAACTGCTGACGGTGTACGGCAATCGGTTCGACTCAGACCCCTATCTCATAAACTGTCTGAACGGCACGTTTGATCTGAAAACGCGAGAGTTCCGAGAGCATGACTGGAAGGACTTTCTGACCATGCAGACGAACTTCGAGTACACTTTGCAAGACATGAGCTGCCCCCGCTGGAAGAGCTTCATCAACGAAGTCACCCAGGGCGACAAGGACAAGGCGAAGTATTTGCAGAAAGCCCTCGGCTATTCCATCCTCGGAACGGCAAGCGAAGAGTGTATGTTCATCCTTCACGGCAAGACCACGAGGAACGGAAAGTCCACCTTGCTTTCGGCAATCCATCACCTTCTCGGCGACTATGCGTCTGTGGCTCCCGTGGCGATTATCTGCAAGTCCGACAGAAGCCGAGACGGTGAAGCCCCGTCGCCCGTCCTCGCTTCGTTGAAAGGCCGTCGTTTTGTCACGATGGCAGAAAGCAATCAGTACGGCAAGCTGGACGAGGAAGCGATTAAGCAGTTCACGGGCGGCGAAGAGATCACAGCTCGGCACTTGCACGAGAAGCCCATTACGTTCCGTCCGCAGTTCACGCTATGGCTGTCCTGTAATGATCTGCCGAGCGTCAGCGACAAGAGCTTGTTCGCGTCCGAGCGTATTCGCGTAATCGAGTTCAATCGGCATTTCACCCAGGAGGAACAGGACAAGAACCTAAAAAACGAGTTTCAGGAAATGGAAGCAATGCAGGGTATTTTCTCGTGGCTCCTTGCCGGTTACTATGACTATCTCGCTGACGGCCTGAGTATGTCGGCAGAAATGCAGAAAGTCATAAACGCCTACAAGAAGGACAACGACATTGTTTTGCAGTTCCTCGAAGAGAAGTGCGAGACTCAGGACGGCGCGTTTACCTTGCAGAAATCCCTCTATGACAGCTTCAAGATGTGGTGCAAGTCCAACGGTTACTACGTCGCCACCGCTCGGCGGTTCAACTCGGAAATGGAAACACACCCCGAATGGCACAGCGGAAGAGTCACCCGCAACGGCTACCCCGGCTATAAAAATATCGTTCTGAAAGGAACCTGACATGGACAGAAAGAATTATCGCCGCGTGTCCGTCGTGCTGAACTCGCAGACGCTCTATCACCTGGAACGGCTTGCGGCGGTCAGCGGCTACGGTAAGAATATCGGCAGAGTGATCGACAAACTGGTGCGTGAGAAGCAGCTTGCGCTTCATCCTCCGAGTCATAGCAATTTCTGTGTGTGCTGTGGCGAGGAAATCCCCGAAGGGCGGCTGATCTGTCCGCAATGTGAGAAAGGAGTCAGAAAATGATCGACTTCGGTAATTATTATAATTTCCCAGCCGATCAGGTGGCATACATTGAAAACCACAAAGTGCCGGGTGATTATCCCTTTGAGCTGGCTGTCATTCTAAAAACAGGCAATCGTCTCGCCGTGTGCTATAAGCGGAAAGAGAGTTGTGATACAGCAAAACGAGTTCTCATTACCAACATACAAAGAGAGCTTCGAGCCGACACAGAAAAGACTCACAATATGCTCTATCTGATCGAAGATTGTGCGAAGCGTATCGACAAGCGGCAACTTCGTATCTGGCAGCAACTCAAAGCCTTGCTTCATATCACCACCGAGATCGACGACTGAGAAAGGAGAAAACAATGAGTAACGTCCCGCAGAAACCGAAACAGACCCGCCCGAAGAAGTCTGAGCAAATGTCCGTCCAGGCCGAGCCGGGAGACAACAGAAAGTACCTCCTTCACAACATGGAAGTGAGCGGCCTAAGTGATACCCCCATCGACATGACTCAGGAAGTCCAGGTCATTGAAAGGGCAAAAGCATACTTTGAAATATGCGCCCATAATGACATGAAGCCCAGCGTGGCGGGGTTTGCTCTGGCTTTCGGTGTCTCTCGTAAACAGATGCACGAATGGGTCAACGGCCTTGTGAAGTACATTCCCGAAAACGTCAGAAAGCGGTTGGAGCTGGCCTATAATATCCTCAATGCTCAGATGGAAGATTATATGCAGAACGGGAAAATCAACCCGGTCGCCGGTATCTTCCTGATGAAAAACAATATGGGTTACGAGGACAAGAAGGAAATCACCGTTGCTCCTGGAAGTCCGCTCGGCGACGAGACACCGCCCGAAGAACTTCGCAGAAAGTACCTCGACGCGGTAGAAATCGACAGCGCAGAAAAGGCAGAAAGTGAATAATTGAAAATCGGCAGAAGGGCGCAGAAAGGGCTTTTCTGCCGATCATTTTTCCCGGACGGTCGGCTCGACATTCACCCCCGCCGCCCCAGGCAAGAGGGGGTCGTCCCGTCCCGCCTTGCCCCGCTGCCGGTCGTCCCCGGTCGCCGGGGCGGTTTTCGGGGCTTGCCGCTGTGGGGCGTTTGCGCGGCCTGTGGGCGCGTTTTATCCCGTGGGGCTATCCCTCTATACCACCCCACAATAAAACCCCGTGAAAAGCCTGTAAACGGCCTTGCGCGGGGTCATATATTGCCGCCCCTGTCCAGCTTGACAAGCTGCAAGGGCAAGGAAAAGCCCCGGCGCGGCCTGTTTGCCGTCCGGGGCTTGTCTGTTATGCTGTACGCCGTCCGCGTCCTTGATCTATCCACCATTTAACCCGGTTTTCTAATTCGCTGTCGCTGTACATTGGCAGCGGGGTTAATTCGTCCGCGCAAGGGGTCATATAATAACCATATCCATAACGGGGCAAAGTTTCACAACCGGCGCGGCCTGTTATGTTGCGGCTGTCCTGTGCTGATCTGGTACGCAATGCAATACGGCTATCAAAATTGCATTTTATTTCCGTGGGAAGTATTTTCGCTATGGGCGTTTGCGTTGCAAGTATGATATGCACCCGCGCCGCCCGTCCGATTTGTGCAAGCCGTTGCACAAGGGGCATTATTTCCCGGCGCTGTGTGGTCATTAAATCGGCAAATTCATCTATAATTATATACACGTCCCCGCCGTCATACTTGCGCCGCCCGTCCTTCTGCATAGCTTTATAGCGGTTTTCGCATAGCTGCATAGCATAATGAAACGCGGCTAAACGGTCGCCCGGTTCGCTTGCATAGCGTAAAACATGGGGCAAGGCTTTATATTGTACCAGTTCAACCCTTTTCGGGTCGATCAATATAAAAGAGCTTGCGCCGGTCGCCTGTCCGGGCATATTGTAAAGAGCCGTATATATCAGGGCATTTATAACAACGCTTTTACCGCTGCCGGTCGCCCCGGCTATGAGTAAATGCGGCTGTTTCAGCATATCGGCGTATAGTTTATAGCGGTCGCCCGTGGGCGTTGTGTAAAAGCGGGGCGGGGCTAAAATACCCCGCCCGTTAAACTTTCTCATACTGTCGCCGTCCTTCCTGTTTCAATGGCAATCAGGGCGGCGCGGCGGGTTTTATATTTCCCGTGACAAGTATAAGTTGACCATCCCCGGCGCATATTATCCCATACACACCACCACAAGCGCCCATCTAAAGCAATTCTTTTCCGGGGTTCAAATTGTTTCATACGGTCGCCCCTTTCTTGATCTGTAACAGGTTCCCGGCGCTGTCAAGCTGCCTTGTATAAATCACGGTCGCGCCGGTCGCCGCGTCCATGATTGCAACGGGCTTTTCGGGGCTATACCAGCAACATACAGCACAATAGGCCGTTTCCGCTGTCATTGCTTCAACCGTATAAAAGCGGCTGTTTTCGGGCATCACAATAAACTGTTTCATACTTCCACCCCGCAAGCCCTGTTATACTGTAACCATGTTGGCGTTGTCTTGACTTCTTCCCGCATTTCTTTAACGGCTTCATTGATCTTTTGCAACGTCTGTTTATAATCACTGTACCCCGTACACCATCCCGGCGCACAAGCTACAAGCCCCATACCAGCGCAAGCAACAAGGAATTGTTTTAACTTGGTTATTTCCTTTTGTGCGTCCCGCTTTTCTTGCCACCAGTCAAACGCAACCGGGAAATTGTTTTCAATATCCAGGGTAAACCCTTCATAATATCCCGGCTTGATTGTAACATGGAAATAATAAAAGCCGTGTTTTGCAAGCTCCGTTTCGACGTTCAGACGGTCGCAAGAATAATCTTCCGCAATCTGATTTTGTACGGCATTATATACCGCGTTTTCGTCGTCTGTGTCAATGTTCCATTCATCCCGGATAAACTGCATAAACTCCGCGTCCCTGGTATAGTCTTCTGTGTCATAGGGCTTTATGCCTAACGTGATATAATCGGAAGTGAAATAGTTAATAGCGCCCATTGTTCAAGCTCCTTTCACAATATAATCAAGTGCCGCGTCTTCATCTTCAAAATACTTTGTTTTTCCCGGTTGCGCTTTGCCGGGGTAATAAATACCCCCTTCAAAATGCCATGCGACAAAATACCGGCTTTTAACCCCTCTGCAATGATCTTCTAAAATCCCGATATAGTGCCGCTTTTCGGAGTCGTAAATATGATATGTGTCAAAGAATGGGGTTCCGCTTCTTCTGATCTTTTGTAACATTGTTCAATCTCCTTTCACCAATCAAGCGCGGCTATTCTTTCCGGGCTGTAAATGGTTTCATAATGATAACCGTCGTTATAACGGTTAGGGACGCGCTGCCGCTTAGAGTCTCTTATAATGGGCGTGGGCTTTGCATTGCACAAGCTGTTAAAAATCAAGTTTGCAGCTTCTACAATATCAGCACGGGCGCAACCGGCACGGAAAAAGCAATCAAAACACCATTCTTTTTTATCTTCATCAAGTGCCGCGTCTCTGCTGTATCTGTCGCCCCGCAACGGGGTTTTGCTGTAAAGGAACGGGAAAAACGGGTTGTCGTCAACCTGGTAATAGTACAACATACCATCAAACACAAAACTAATATATGTGGTATGCGTCACGGTTACGGGGCTATTGTCGATCTGTTCCAGCTCTTCAAGTTTCCGCGTCACGTCTTCCAGGGCTTCAAGGGTTTTCGGGTTCTGCCGTCCTTCTGCAACAATGTTTTCAAGCTGCTTTTTACGGTCGCTATATTCGCGCTTGCTGTCGTCAACGGTATAATTGCTGATAACCGCCGTTTTTGTAGGCTTCACTTTGCCGCCGTGGTTTTCAACGATCTTTGCAAGCTCCGAAAGAATAAGAGCCGCGTTATAATTCCATGATCTAAAATAGAGCCTTTCGCCGTCCTTGCTGATATACATTGTTTTATCTCCTTTCGATTTGTTTTGATCTGGTTTAGCCCATAGCCCGCCGCGCCGTCATAGCCCGGTAACTTTCGGCATTGGTCAACGTCCTTCCCCCGCTGCCGTTTTCGCGGGGCTTGTCCTGGTTCATATCCAGGGCGGCAAACCCGGCCTTGTCCAGCCGTCCCACAACTTGACAAGCTGCCCGGTCGCCGTCCTGGTTATAATCGGGGTTTCATAGCTATAAAGGGTTTCGCTGCCGTCGTCGTTGATCTGTACAACGGCTTTGTTGTAAAAACTCTTGCGTCCGTCCGTGGGCATAAGGTAATAGCGTTTCATTGTTTAACCGTCCTTTCTGTTATCCGATCTTGATTGTTACCGTTTCGGCCTGGTTGCGTTTCTTGCCCTTGTAGGGCTTTACTGATACATTGACAAACAAGTTATTGCGGGTTTGCTGTGCTGTGATCTGTGCAAGGGTTTGTTTGACGTTCGCGGGGTTTGTGTAAATGGTCATGTAATACCGTCCTTTCTGTTGCTGTGTGCGCCGCCCCGCGTTACACGATAAAAAGACGGGGCGCAAATCGGTTGATTTACAGTTACTATTATATGCGAATTATAGTAAATGTCAACCCTTAAATTACGATTTTTCAAGAATAATTGTAAACGCTTGCGGGGCATGATCTGAAATAATACCCCCGGCGCGGCCTGTCCTGGTTGATCTGTGGGCGGTTTTCAGGGCTTGCGGGGCTTGTCCTGGACGGCGGGACGATCAACCGGGGCGGGGGGGGATATGCTGCCGGGGCGGGGGCGGGGGTGAGGTCGGAAAATACCGCAAAATATAAAAAGTCGGCTTTACATTTACAGTAAAACCGAATAACCTATCGTAAAACCCGTTTACATTTACAATAAAACCGAATAATCCACCAAAAAAGTGAGTAAATAGACTAAAATGTATATATTTTTCTCTATATACGCGCATTATAAAAAAACCTGCAAAATCGTGAAAACGCTCACTTTTTATACCCTACATTTACAATAACCTCTTGACAAATTACCGTAAATCGGTATAATAGTAACTGCAAAGGAGGTTTGCGCCATGACCGAAAAGAAGAACGCTTGCGTATATACCCGCGTGTCCACGACCGAACAGGCCGTCGAAGGATATTCCATCGAGGAACAGGACAGAATGTGCAAAGCAGCCATCGAGTCGAAGGGCTGGACGTACATCAAGACCTTTTCTGACCCTGGTATCAGCGGTCGCACCATGAAGCGCGAAGGTCTGCAAGACATGATCGAAGCGATCAACAACGGCGACATTCAGGCGGTTGTGATCTACAAGCTCGACCGGCTATCCAGGAAGCAGCGGGACACCATGACCATCATCGAGGACGTGTTTCTGAAAAACGACGTGGCTCTGGTGTCGCTCAATGAGACGCTGGACACGTCTACGCCGTGGGGTCGTGCTATGATCGGCATTTTGTCTTCGTTCAATCAGATGGAGAGCGAGAATATCCAACAGCGCACTCTCATGGGGCGCGAAGCCAAGGCCAACGAGGGCGGCTATGCCGGGGGCAAACCTCCGCTGGGCTATAAGGCCGACAATGGTGAGCTGGTGATCGTTCCCGAAGAAGCTGAGATCGTGCGGCTGGTCTTCCGTCTGCGGAAAGAGGGCGGGACGCTGATCGGGATTGCCGACGAGCTGAACAAGCGCGGGTATCGCACTCGGAAGGGCTTCGAGTTCAAGCACTCTGCCATTCAGACCATCTTGAACAACGAGCAGACCTATCGCGGGTCTTATCGTTACGGCAAGAGCGGCGGCGAAGGAAAGCATGAAGCAATCCTGACCGAGCCGTTTATGACCCCTGACGGGAAGATCAGGCTGTCCGACGTGACTGAGGATTATCACGAGTGAGTTCTGAAAACCGCGCAAAAACAAAAAGGCGGGTGTGCTTATGGGAAAACTGACGAGCTGGTTTTCGCTCTTTGTGGCGTTCGGGTGCTGGTTTTATACGCTCATGTGGTTTCAGACAGATCGGAGCTGGGGTTCGATTTACATGATTTGCGCTGTACTGATCGGCGTAATGGCTTCCATGCTCACGACACTTCTCGCGCCGAGAAAGCCAGTCTATGACATAATCAGGTATTTTCTGATAGCTGTGCTGATGTGGACAGGTTTTCATGTTCATATCGGGGTGGCGATAGGGATTGCCGTTCTCGCGCTTCTTTTCCTTCCCTCCGTGATCGTGGATTTCAAAGGCGGCGGGGAGGAACGCCGGGAGCAAACAATAAAAACGCTCTCTCGCTCATGGGGTAAACACGAAGACGGCGTAGCTTTTGAGAAATCGTGCGCCGCGTATCTGCGAAAGCTGGGCTACTATGACGTGCGTATGACCAAGACCACCGGCGACTTCGGAGCTGATCTGACGGCCTATGATAAGGCGGGAAATAAATGGGTCTTTCAATGCAAGCGGTATTCCAACAACGTCGGTATTGCCGCTGTTCAACAGGCGGTTGCCGCAAAAGCGCATTATGGAGCGTCCTTCGGTGGTGTTATGACGAACGCACGAATGACCGAAGCGGCGAAGCAGCTTGCGTGGGAAAACGCCATTGAACTGTTTGAGGGACTGAGCGACTGACCTTCTCGTACAGACGGGAAGAAGAGCCACAACGGGCTACTCTTCGGGGTAGTCCGTTTTCTTTTGGAGGTAGATATGGACAACGATAAGATTTTACAGGCGATCTTCACACGCATGGACGGCAAGCTCGACCGGGTGCTGTATGAGGACGCTTTTGCCTGTGTACGGAACATCGGCGCGGAACGGGGTTCGCCGCCGCTCGATTTCAATCACGCTCTCATGGAGAAGATCAACCGCGCTATGGCGAAGGCCAGCTCGAACAACGACTTCTCTTTCATGGAGTCCATGTATGATCTGTTCAGACGGACGTTGTTTTATACCGCGCCATACTGCCTGGACGACTTTGCGAGAGCCATTGAGTTCGACCGCAAGCCTGAGAAGAAGTTCTATGCTCCGCGTCGGCATTATCTCAGACCGATGATACAGGGCTACCAGGACATTCTCGACGGCAAGCTGCGTCTGCTGACCGTTTCCATGCCGAAACGAGCCGGTAAGAGCCAGACGGAGATACTGTTCACTCTGCTTCTGTCAGGCCGCTACCCCGACAGGGCTTCTCTCATGGAAGGTACGGGCGACGATCTGGTGAAGTCGTTCTACGCCGGGTGTCTGGAATACCTCGTCACGCCGAACGAGTACAACTACTATCAGATTTTCCCCGAAGCGAAGCTGGTGCAGACCAACGCCGACTTGAAGACCATCAACCTGAACAGCCGGTCGAGGTTTCCAACGATCATGTGCCGCTCTATCGACTCCCGGCAAGTCGGTCTGTCCGAAGCGACCAACGCCCTTCTGCTGGACGACTGTGTGGAGGGTCGAGAGGAAGCGAAAAACCGGCAGCGGCTCGACGATAAGTGGGAAGTGATCTCAGGCGACATTATGGGTCGTGCCATTGAGGGTACGCCGATGGTGTTCACGGGAACCCGCTACTCTCTGTATGACCCGATAGGCCGTATTCAGGAACACGCTCAAAAGGAGGGCTGGAATTGGAGAGCAATCGAGATACCGGCTCTTGACCCTGTGACCGACGAGAGCAATTACGAATACGAGCGTGAGGGCAAGAAGGTCTTCACCACCGCCTACTTCCGGGAACAGCGGGAGCTTCTGAGCGCAGAGCAGTTCGAGAGTGAGTTCCAGCAACAGCCCTTTGAAGCGAAGGGTCTGCTGTTCAACAAGACTGAGCTGAACTACTTCATGTCCCTCCCGGTAGACCGCGACCCCGACACGATTATTGCCGTCTGCGACACCGCCGAGAGCGGCGCGGACTCGACCTCCATGCCGGTCGCCGCGATCTATGGTGACGAGGTTTATATTATCGACGTGGTGTTCGACGATGCTCCCGCCGACGTGACAAAGCCTGAGTGTGCGAACTGCCTGATCTCCAACCGTGTCGCCGAAGCCACCTTTGAGTCGAACAACGCGGGAACCTATTACGCCCGTGACGTGGCGCAGCTTTGCGCGGGACGAGGGTATATGCTCGGTATACGGACGAAGCGAACGGTCAGCAATAAGCAGACCCGCATTGAGTTCGCCGCTGACAATATCAAGAAGCACTTTTTCTTCAAAGACCCCTCCACCTATCAGCGCGGGAGTCAATACTGGGCGTTCATGCGGGAGGTCACG